CTAGTTGGAGCCGTAGCCAAGAATGGCTGTCATGTGCGCGAGTTCTGGTCAATTGCTTGGACAATCCACAACCCGTCAGAACGCCATCAGCAGATGTCCATGTGGCTGACAAACAATGCACAGCACTGTCGATCTCAAGATTATGTGGTGATGTGGAACAACTTGTCAGAGTGGGCTGGCGCGGCAGACTCAGCAGAACTCAGAACTAAAGTCATTCATGGATACAAAGATGCACTTGAGCGAGAGAAGAAATGAAGATCAGCTACGACAAGTGGTATCCGATTGTCCAGCCTCAAACCAGTGTGCAGACAGAAGCTTTTGCCAAACGGGTAGAGAAGCTAGATGCAGAACGTGCGGTGCAGGTACAGATTGACCAGCAAGTGAAGAAGTTTCACCAGTACGAGTATGAGATTTATGAATACAGGATGCGGCAGATTACGATAAACATTGACATCACAAACCTTAAACGCGAGATTGACAAACTTGTATGACCAGAAAACCGATACCCAGACCGGTCAAGAAGCCATCGCCGGACACAAGGGACAAGCTGACGCTGTACGTCACGCTCATGGTAAGCACAACCCTATGTATCTCCGTATTGGCAATGGTGGTCAGCTTTATGCTGGGTCTGTGGGCCAAGGAAGTGGACAACGCAGAAATTTTCAAGATGATTTCACCCGCTTTTTCTACTCTTATCGGCGGCATGATTGGGTTCCTGTCTGGTATCAAACTCATGCAGAATGACGACAAATCAAAAACTTGTAAGGACTAACGATGCTTTCACTCATATCAACCCTTGGCGGTCTGCTTATATCAGGCTTACCAAAGCTTCTAGACTTCTTTCAGAACAAGGCTGACCAGAAGCATGAGTTAGCTCTTGCCCGTGTTCAGATGGAGTTACAGCTTCAGATGTTGGCTCAAGGCTATGCCGCCCAAGCCCAGATAGAAGAGATTCGCACCGACCAGATTGCTATGGAAACAGACGCGCAGATGACTGTAGCGGCCTATGACCACGACAAGAAGATAATGGAAGAAGCCAGCCGCTGGGTGGTCAACTTTGTAGGGACTGTGCGCCCGATGGTCACTTACATCTTTGTGTTGGAACTGTGTGCTATCAATGCTTGGATGGCTTACTACATCTACAGCCGCCCCGCCTTGGTTACAAGCATGGATGACTTGGTTCGTTTGACTGATATTCTGTTCAGCACAGATGAGATGGCAATGCTTGGAGGCATCATTGGTTTCTGGTTTGGCTCACGTAGCTGGAGCAAGAAATGAAACTGGGCAAAGCTGGCGCTGATTTGATGCACCAGTGGGAGGGGTACAGGACTAAGCCGTACCTTTGCCCAGCCCATATCTGGACAATTGGTTATGGTCATGTGCTGTACCAAGACCAGATTAAACTACCCGTTGTGCGTGTAAACGATTACGCAGGGATGATCCGCAAAGAGATGCCATTAAAGCCGGAGGACAACCGTGTCTGGACTAAAGAAGAGATCGAGAAATTATTCGAGGATGATGTCGTCCCTACTGAACGTGGTGTTCTACGACTTGCTCCCGCTTTATCTGGTCGTCAAGGCGCTTTCGACGCGTGTGTCAGCTTTGCCTTCAACGCCGGAGTGGGGGCTTTTCAGCGTTCTTCTATTCGGATGAAAATCAATCGTGGTGATTGGGAGGGCGCAGCCGATGCCCTCTTGCTGTACTGCATGGCAGGAGGTAAAATTCTCCTAGGGCTAAAAAAGCGCAGGGACGCTGAAAAAGCACTGTTTCTATCCTAGGACTGCTCATGCCACTTAAAAAAATATTTTTCCGCCCGGGTGTTAATCGTGAGAACACACGGTATACAACTGAGAACGGTTGGTATGAAGGCGACAAGGTTCGTTTCCGTCAGGGCAACCCTGAAGTGATTGGTGGTTGGGTACGTATTTCTACTAATACATTTTTAGGTATCTGCCGGTCTTTGTGGAACTGGGTTTTACTGGACGGCAGGAACATCATTGGTGTAGGCACAAACCTTAAGTTTTACCTTGAGAATGGTGGTGCTTACAACGACATCACACCCATCCGGGCAACCAGCACAATCAATACAAACCCTTTTGTGGCTACAAACGGCTCTGCCGTTATTACCGTCACAGACACATCGCATGGTGCTTTTACAGGCGACTTTGTAACATTCAGTGGTGCTACGAGTCTGGGCGGTAATATTACGGCTACGGTGTTAAACGCCGAGTATCAAATAACAATTATTGACGCCAATTCGTACACATTTACAGCGTCAGCTACAGCCAATGCATCAGACGTTTCTGGCTCTCCCGGTGGTGGTGCGGCTGTGGTTGCGACTTATCAAATTAGTGTTGGCCCTGAGATACAACAGGTTTTAGAAGGTTGGGGCGCTGGCGGCTGGGGTTTAGGTACATGGGGTAATGGCGCTCCCGTGGCAACTGTATTTGGTGCTTTAAGAATTTGGAGCCAGCAAAATTTTGGTGAAGATTTAGTGTTTAACCCTCGCGGTGGTGGTTTGTATTATTGGGACGCTGGTGGTGGTTTAAACACCAGAGGTGTTTTGGTGTCTAGCCTAATGGGTGCAGATCCTGAAGTCCCTTCGGTTGTTAATTTGGTTGCAGTCTCAGATACATCCAGATTTGTTTTTTGTTTTGGCTGCGATGATTATGGAAGCTCCGTATTAAATCCAATGTTAATACGCTGGTCGGATCAAGAAGACATTCTTATCTGGAACCCACTCCCTACCAATCAAGCTGGTAGTGTGACGCTGTCACATGGCTCTGAGATCATTGCTGTGGTGCAGTCAAGGCAGGAGCAGGTTGTCTTTACAGACTCTGCGGTGTATTCATTACAGTACCTCGGCCCGCCAGTTGTTTGGCAAACCCAACTCTTGGGCGACAACACATCCATCTATGGCCCGAACGCAGCCGTTCTTGCTTCAGGCATTGTGTACTGGATGGGCATAGACAAGTTCTATAAATACGATGGCCGGGTACAGACATTGAACTGCGACCTGCGCAGGTTTATTTTTAGTGACATCAACAGGAATCAAAACCTACAGGTCTTTGCAGCTTTAAACGAAGGTTTTAACGAAGTCTGGTGGTTCTATTGCTCAGAAGCCAGCACGACGGTTGACCGCTACGTTATTTATAACTACGTAGAAAACGAAGGTAAAGGTGTTTGGTACTACGGCACGATGGGCAGGACAGCTTGGTTAGACTCAGGATTAAGGGATTACCCTATAGCTGCAACGTACTCTCGTAATCTTGTTGATCATGAGAATGGTTTAAACGACAACGAGACAGCCACAGCGGTTGCTTTAGACGCTTACATCTCATCTTCCGAGTTTGACATTGAAGACGGCAACAGCTTTGGTTTTGTCTGGAGGGTTGTGCCTGACTTAACATTTGGTGAGTCTACAAATAGTCCTACCGCCGTCAGTCCTAGAGTGACGATGAGTTTATTTGGCTTAACTAACTCAGGCTCTGGCGTTGTAAATACCGCCTCTGGCCTTGTTACCAAGGGTAGTAACTTTGTCATTACTGAAGAATTTACAGGTCAAATCTACACCCGTATACGGGGACGTCAGATGATCTTTAAGATCGCCAGCAACCAGATCAATACTCAGTGGCAACTAGGATCTCCTAGAATTGACATCAGAGCTGATGGACGCAGATAAATGGCACAACTTAACGCCAAAGCACCAAGCCTACCGCTGGCCGGTAATGATTATGAGCGCGAGTACTTTGACAAGCTCACGAATGTCCTGCGGTTGTATTTCAACCAATTAGACAACCCCGGGCCGATGGGCGCTACAAGTTTAAACTTTGATTTAAACAACCTACCTACAGATGCTGATCTGGCTAATTTAAGGTTGGGTGATGTCTATCGGGACACCCAAGACGGCGTTCAAGCTACCAGTCAAATGCTCAGAATAAAGACATCTTAATAAGTTTATATGGCTGTTACTAATCAACAAATTATTGATTTCTTGCTGGCAAATCCCGGCATAAGTGACGCTGCTATTGCGTCAGCAATGGCAGCATATGGCGTCTCTCCTGCACAAATGGCGCAAGCAACTGGCCTTGGGGTTGCAGAAGTTACATCTAGGTATGAAGCGGCAGTAGCACCACCTCCGCCACCCCCCCCAGTTTACACGCCACCACCAGAACCAGTTTATACTCCGCCGCCAGAACCCGTTTACACGCCTCCGCCTGCCCCGGCCTATGTTCCGCCACCAACAACTGTTAGAGCCTCCGCGCCTACCAGTGGTCGCGTATTAGAAGACACTGATGAAGCTTCAATTGAGCAGCAAGTGGCAGCCGCACCAGTTTTGCATTCATATTCACAAGTAGATCCTAACAATCCCGCAATTGTTAGGCAAATTTCTTATTCAACTGGTGAAGTTTTAGGCACGCACATTTTAGCTGGTGGCGGTGACCAAGGTCTTGTCAAAGCTGCAATGCCTGTTATTGGTATGGCGTTAAACATTATTGTTCCCGGTGCTGGAGCAATTGTAGCCAACGCATTGGGTGTATCAGCCGCTACGGGCGCGGCACTTATACAAGCTGGATTGCAAGTAGCTGGCGGCTCTTCTTTGGAAGATGCTATTAAAGGTGTAGCTCTTTCTCAAGTTGGAGCGGCAGGATCAAGTGCTTTAAATTCAGTGGTTAGTGAACTTACCAATAATCAATTTGTTAATCAAGTTGTAAACAATGTTGCCAGCAACGTTATTACTGGTGTGATTTCTGGGAAAGATGCCAGCCAAATAGCCACTGGCGTACTAGGATCTGTTGTTAGTACAACGGTTGCAGAACAAACAGGCAGCACTGCGTTGGGCGCTACAGCGGCTACTCTGGTTACAACCGGCAGTACTACGGCAGCTTTAAACACGCTGGTCAACACGGCAGGGTCTTCGCTCAATCAGGCTGATGCCAAAAGTATTATTAACACACTACAAAATTCTTCAGTGGTTAATAACGCGGGCGCAGCATCATTTGCAGACTTTAACCTTGCTGACGACACCGACACTCAGATCTCCAATCAACTTACCCAATCTTTAACCTTTGACGGTTCTGGGGCAACTGATATCAATGCAGCGGCCAACGCCGCTTCAAATGCAGGGGCAAATACATTTACGTTTGGTGGTGGCACGTACACCATTGACAACAATAATGCCGCTACAACAATTGCTGATTTAGAAAGGATTGTTGCGGCTGACAATCTTGCTACCACCACAGCAACCAATTTAGCCGGTGGTGAATTTGCTGGTGTAGATGCCGCTGTAGCGGCTAACGCTGCGGCAAACAATACAGTCATTGGTAACGCAGAAGCTGACGATGTAACACAAGCTGCCGCTCTAGCTAGGTCACGTAATCCAACCGGCACGACCTTCACCTTTGATGGTAAAACTTACACATTGGGCACATCTAATGCTGATGTAACTTCAGCATTAGCTACTACTCAAAGAGACACCGCGCTTCAAGACATTCAAAATGCACCTAATTTTAATGCCGCTTATGCCGCAGCCCGTGCAGCGCTTGGCCCCAACCAAACGTTTACATATAACGGCAAACAGTACAGCACTGCTACGGCAGCAGAGCGTCCTGATTTAAACATCACCGCCGCAGACCAAGCAATAAATGCTTTAAACGCATCTAATCTTTCTACAACAACCAACGCATCTAACACAGTTGCAGCGCAGACCGACGAGTTGGCAAGGATTGTGAGTGGTGCTCCGGATCAAAGTGCCGCAGAAACTACACGTTTGACTGCTGCAAATCGTGAAGCCGCATCCAATCAAACTCCAGCAGAAACCAAACGTTTAGCAGCTCTTAACAATACTTTAGTTTTAGGTAACGCACCAAATGAGTCTAAAGCTGAAACGCAAAGATTAATGGAGGCGGGTGAGCGTTCGGCTATGGACAATATAAGCGCCATAGGCGCTCAAGCATTAGGCACTACTATTAGGGGTGCAGGTAGTTTTATTTCCAATGTCGGGAATACTTATGCTCAGTTAACAGGTGATTTTAATTATGAAAATGCCGCTACAAAAATTGGCAAAGAACTTGAAGAAATTGCAAGAAGTAAAGACGGCTACGGTATAGATGTACAAAAAGATAGGATTTTGCAGGCTGTTGAACAGTCTGAAACGCAAGGGTTTTACGATAAATTAAAAACTATTGGATCTGCCGTTGTTAAAAATCCTGTAGGGTTTTTTGATTTCTTTGGCACTGAAGCTATAGAAGAAATACCCGACCTTGTTGTTCAGGTTGGCGCTGCTATGCTGACTGGGGGCGCTTCTTTAACCGTGACTGGTGCAAGAATTATTCAAGGCACTGCCAGCCTTACCGGCTCTTTTCTTGAAACATTTGGCTCATCAGGAAAAGAAGCTTATCAAAAAGCTAAAGCACAAGGTGACTCAGAACAAACGGCCAGAGATAAGTCATACGTTACTGCTAGTTTAAATACGTTATTTGAGATGGGGCCAGATTTCCTTGCGGATAAAGCAATTGTTGCTCCGCTGATGAAAAGTATGGCTGAAAAAACTCTTGCAAATATTGGCAAGAATTATGCAACTAGTTCTGCGGTTGGCGTTGTCACCAATTTTGTTGCAGGAGCAGCACAAAATTACACAACCGCATATGTTACAAATCCAAAAACTGCGTCGGTGGGGGCTGCACTTTCCAATGGTATTTTTGAAAGCTTTATTGGAGGCACAGTACAGACTGCATTTAGTACGCCCGGTACGGTTGTAGACACAGCGGCAGTTATTGGAAGAGATTACTCAGGCAATCCAGTCACTGTACAACAAGTGTTAAACGGTGGCAGTAATATTGATTTGTCTTCAGTCAATACAAGCATACCAATTGCAACATCAGATAACGGTAGCAACATAACCGTTGGTGCATCAATGATGTATGGCAATAATATTGGTTTTGGTAGTGACGTAGTAGGCAATTTGCTACCCAGCAATTTAACTGATTCAAATGTTATTGTTGCCACCGCTCCAAATGGTGCACAGCTTACATTTGAACAAGTAATTTCTGGAAACACTACAAACGCTCAAGATGCTAATTTATCGTCTTACATCAACAATATTTTAAGCCCAGAGCAAAGCAAGACTACTTTAAATGCAGACACAACTACAAGCAGTACTCCTGTCAGCTCTTTGCCCACTACAGGTGCAATAACAACTAGCACGCCCGCAACTGCTACAAATGTAGCAACAACACCAATTACTGCATCAGAAGCTCAAGCTGTTATGGCGGATTTGGGATTAAATGTTACAGATCAAACTGCTATTTCTTTAGCAACACAAATTGCAAATAATAATGCGGCAACAACGTCAGTTGCCACCACTACACCTGCAACAACAACTACGACTGGGCCATCTCAAACTACAGCAGAATCCACTACCACTAGTACTGTAGGAGCCACACCGGCAGGTGCAACAAGCACCGCTGCTACAGAGGCTAATCAAACATCCACTGTTTTAGCAATTGATGCTTCTACTGGACAAGCTATCGTTACCAGTCCAACTGGTACTAGTATAGTTAATGTTGCTGGCGA